CTACACCTTCTCGACTTTTTCTCGCTAAACGTCGTATTTGACCTAAAAGGGGACGAAATGGCCACAAACAAGCGTGCCGCCTACAAGAAGCTCGACGCGTCCCTTGCCCCGACCATGTCCACGATCGAATACCTGACGCACTCACTTGTCCAGTTGGAGCAAGCCGCGCAGGATGCGATCGACTCGCGCAGCTGGCAGGCGTGCTCGGCGCTCAAACTTCGCGCGCTTCAGACGCGGGTCGACCTCGACGTCGCGGTCGAGAAGGCCAATCGTCCCGACGACGCGATGTCGGACGAGCAGCTGCTCGGCATCATTGTCCAGGCGATCGCGCAGCTGCCGGCGCCGCACCTCGAGCGCATCGAGGAGGCGGTGTCGATCCGTCGTCACGGTGCCCGGCCTCGCCTGGTGACGGGGACCGACGGGTGAACCTGAGCGCGCTAGCGCAGTCGGTCGACACGCTGCACCGTCGCTCGGTGGCGGACCCGCTGGCGTACTTCGTCCCGACGCCCCCGCAGCTGGCGTTCCTCGGGTGCACCGCGCCGATCGCCCTGGCGCGCTCCGGGAACCAGCTCGGGAAGACGACGATGGGTCTGGTGGACTGCATCTATCGGTGCCTCGGGCAGCATCCCTACCAGCTCGTCAAGGCCGCACCCATCGAGGCGTGGGTGGTGGTGGTGAGCTGGGAGCAGAGCCTCGGCATCCAGCAGAAACTGTGGGCGTTGCTTCCAAAGGACGCGATCGACCCGGACACCGAGTTCATCCCCGGCAAGGGCTTCCGGGGCAAGACGCCGATCATCCGGTTCCGGAACGGGTCCGTGCTCCGCATCCGCACCGTCAACCAGGGCGCTCTCGCGCTGGCTGGCTCGACTATCGACTACGTCCTCGTGGACGAGCCTCCACCGATCGCCATCTGGTCCGAGCTGGTCCCGCGCGTCATGCGGAACCGTGGCCGGATCCGGGTCACGTTGACCCCGGTGGGCGCGCCTCTCGGGTGGCTACGCGAGCTCGTCGAAAAGAAGATCGTGGTGGACATGCACTTCCCGCTGACGGTCGAGAACACCACGCCCATCGGCGGGCGGGCGCTCCTCGAGGCCGAGGACATCGAACGGATGGAGTCGCAGATCCTCCCGATGGAGCGCCGCCAGCGCATCCACGGGGATTGGGACGCCGGGTTCTCGGAGGGCCGCATCTTCGCCGGCTTCGACCCCATCGCGCACGTGTCGGACCTATTGCCCGGCGGCGAGTGCCAGGTAGGGATCGGCATCGACCACGGGTCCGAGGGCGGGTCTCAGGTGGCGACGTTGTGCCTGGTGTCGCGAGAAGGCGGCGTCGAAGGCAACCCCCGGTTCTGCATCTTGGACCAGTGCATCTCCACGGGCGCCACCACGCCAGAGCAGGACGCGCGCGACATCCTCGCCATGCTGCGCCGGAACGCCATGCGCGTTGAGTCGGTCGACCGCTGGGTCGGCGACCGTAAGCATGGCGGGCGTCGGTGGGGCGGCAAGAAGTCGAACGCCCTGCTCATGCAAGGGTTCGAGCGCGAGCTGCGCCTCCCTGTCGGCGCCATCCCCTTCCGGATGCACACGGCGTGGAAGCCTGCCGGATCCATCTACGAAGGCACGCGCATCCTGCATAGCGCCATGCTCCGCCACGACTTCACGATTCACCCCCGGTGCAAACAGTTGATTGAGGATCTGAAGATGTGGGACGGTGCCGACGACGAGCACAAACACGGGATCGACTCGCTGCGTTACGGGGCGGTGGAGCTCGTGACGCGTAGGCTATATGTGCCCCACCACGTGAGGATCGGATGACGCAAGTTCCCATGATCGGCAGCGATACGTATGAATCCCGCCGGGTCGAGCACACGCGCCTACGCCGCCGGATGCTGGAGGGCACGTGGGAGCAGGACCTCCACGACCGTCTCCAGATCCATCTAGGCACGGTGCGAAAGGCTGCCTGGGGCCTGCCGGACATGTCGTCGAACATCTTCCGTCAGATCGCCCGGTCGCTCGCGGCCCTGTACATCCAGCCGCCCGACGTCTCCCACCCGACGCGCAACCTCGCAGCTGCCGGCATTGTGGACATGGTCGCGAGGTCGGGCCTGTGGGCGACCATGAACCGGTTCCAGCAACTCGTGATCGGGTGCCGGGAATACTGGCAGCGTGTCCACGTGTCGGCAGACGGACGCCTGACGTTCCGTCCTGTCGCGCCTGACATGACGATCGCGCGCTCGTTCGCCGATCGCCCGGACTACCCCGTCTCGGTGCGCGAGCTGCGTGAGCGTACGCACGCGGACGGTACGCCGCGCTGGACGTGGGATGTCCTGGACATCAGCGACCCCGAGAACCCGATCTACCAGGTGCGCGCCTACGTCGACGGTGGCAAGGTCGGGGAGGACCTGAGCGCGGTGTACCTCGGGGGCGACTACTCGGGCGCTGCCTACCCGTACCGTCGCAGCGACGGGCGACCCATCCTGCCCTACGTGCTCTACCACGCGGAGCGCATCGGCGATCGCCTGTGGGACTGCTACGAGGGCATCGAGGTAGTCGAGGGCTCGCTCAACATCGCCGTGTCTTACTCCATGCTCTTCCACGCCTTGAAGGACTCTAGCTGGCCCCAGCGGTACATCATCGGCGCGGAGCCGCAGGGCGGGACCATCGAGGGGGGCGTAGCGGGTGCGCGTCGCGAGGTCGTGTCTGACCCCGCTACGGTCCTCATGCTTCGCGCCAGCGACGAGCAGCAACCGGTGATCGGACAGTGGCAGGCCGGCTGCGACGTGACCCAGCTCGAGCAGACGATCGCGGCCTTCGCGAACCGACTGGCTCAGGACGCGGGCGTTTCACCCGCCGACATTCAGCGCATGGGTGGCACGGCACGCAGCGGCTACGCCATCGCCCTCAGCAATGAGGGCAAGCGGGACGCGCAGAAGGTCTACAGTCAGAGCTTCCGGGCAGCGGACGAGCAGCTTGTGATGACCGCCGCCATCTTGGCGAACCGTGCGATGGGCTCGCAGTTTCCTGAGGGCGGCTATTCGGTTCAGTACCGCTCGATCCCCTTGTCCGGGTCTGAACTGGACGCCCGCAGGAAGCACGCCCTCGAGCTCCTCGACGCCGGCCTGATGACGCGCATCGATGCCCTGCGCCTGTTTGACGACGCGCTCACCGAGCAGGACGCGGTCGCCATGCTCGCTGAGATCGACGCGCTGAACAAGGCGCGCGAGGTCGTGGACGAGGCGACCGACATGGAAGCGGAAGAGCCGGAAGAGGAGACGCCCGAGCACGAGGCCGCGCCTGAGGATGTCGCTGAGGATGTCGCGGAAGTGGAGGAAGCTGCGCCGGCAGTCGCCGCCGAAGGCGAGGGCCTCGCCGCCGCCGCTGCTGCCGCTGGCCAGCCTGCTAGTTCGGTCGCACTGAACGGCGCGCAGGTACAGGCCGCGCAGGGCATCATCACCTCGGTCGCCAAGGGCGAGCTGCCCCGCGCGACGGGCGTGGAGATGCTGGTTCAGTTTTTCAACATGGACCCTGCCGCCGCTGAAACCCTAATGGGAACAGTGGGCGGGAGCTTCTTCATCGCCTTGCCAGAGACGCCGAGTGCCGCCGGTTAGCGAACGCCAGCGCCGCTACCTCGCGGCTACGGACCCCGCCGTGCTGCGTCGCTTCCTCGAGGAAGGGTCGCGTGCCGGCTTCCGTGCGCCTGCGTCCGTCGCTGCCGAGGCACGCCGCGGCCTCGAGCTCCGCGAGGAGTACAGGCGGGGCGGCACGCCCATCGGCGCCCGTCGCGCGACCCAGCTGGCCGACCGCGAGGTGGTGTCGGTGGAGACGCTGCGCCGCATGGTCGCCTTCTTCGACCGGCACGAGATTGACCTACAGGCTCCCGCCGCAAGGCCGGGGCACCCTAACTACCCCTCCGCGGGTCGTATCGCCTGGCTACTATGGGGCGGTGACTCGGGACGCGTCTGGGCAAGACGCCTCCTGCGGGCTCAAGAAGCAACCCGCACGGAGTGACCATGCCCGACGACACCACGACCCCCGACGACGTAGGCACCTCGCGTGCCGAAGACCGCATCCGTAGCCTGAGCGCTGAACGGAAGATGCTGCGTGAGCAGATGGCGGAGCTTCAGAGCCGCTACGACTCCGCGCAGGAGATGGTGAAGCAAGCCGACACGTACAAGGCCAGCGCGAGCGACTGGGAGGCGAAGTTCTCCACGGCTCGCAGCCAGTGGGAGACGGAGCGCGAACTCTTCTCGCGGGGCATCACCGACCAGGAGGGCATGGACTTCGTCCGCATTGCGTACGACCGTCTCCCGGCTGAGGGTCGTCCTTCGCTTGGCGAGTGGCTCGCGGGAGACAAGCTGCCGAAGGCCGTTCGTGCGTACATGCCCGACGCGGCTACCGCGCCTGCGCCGGCGGCTAAGCCCACCACGCCCCCTCCTGCGGCGAACGCTGGCGCGACGAACGCCCCCGCGGGTGCCCCGTCGCAGTACTCTCCCGAGGCGATCTCTCGGATGAGCTCTGCCGAGTACAAGGCCGCACGCGCAGCGATCCTCGGGCTGGACCGCTAGCAGCTCGACGCGTGCGCGTAGGCGAGCAGTGCGCTAGTCTACGCGTACCCGTCGGGTCGAGCCCCGTACCAGCGATGCCGGGATGACGATCAACCATCATCATCGAGGTACACCCGCATGGCTCTCACCGAATACTCGACCCTTAGTGGCAACGCCCGCGTTGCCGCCGTCCTCGCGCAGGAGATCCAGCTCAAGCTGGCCGACCGCGCTTCGCTCCACAACCACCCCTCGATCGTCAACTTCGGCAACATGGCCGGGCGCGGCTCCGCTGCCCTCCAGGTGCCCATCATCGGCCTCGACGGCTCCGACCTCCTCGCCTCCGCTGCGGACGGCGCGGTCGTGGCGAACACCACGCTGACCTCCACCGCGGCCACGCTGACCATCGGTCGCTACGCCCTCCGCTACGACCTCACCGACCTCGGTGGTGCCATCACCGACTCCATCGGGCTGAACGCTCAGCGCCTCGCGGAAAGCATGGTCGGTTCGACGCTCATGGCGTTCCAGAACGCCCTCTGTGACGTCATCGACGGGTATACCGCAACGGCAGGAAGTACGGGTGTGGATATGAGCGTAGACGATTTCTATAGTGCTCAGTTCGCCCTGACGCTCGCCAGCGTCTCCGGTCCCTACATCGCGGTGCTCCACCCGCGCCAGCTCGCGGACTTCCAGAGCAGCCTCCGTGCGGAGTACGGCGCCACCCAGTTCGTCATGGCCACGCAGGACATGCTGAACATCAAGGGCCAGGGCTTCGCCGGCATGTTCAACGGCGTCGATATCTTCGTGTCGAGCAAGGTCCCGACGGCGAACGCCGGTGCGGACCGTGCGGGCGCGATGTTCGGCTACGGCGCGGTCGGCTACGTCGAAGGCAGCCCGTTCCCGATCGTCGGCGCGGCTGGCGTGGTGACCCCGGCGGGCTCCCCGGTGGTGGTCGAGTTCGATCGCATCGTCGGCGGTGGTACCACCTCGATCCTCGCCAGCTACTACCTCGGCATCGGCAAGCTCCAGGACTCGATGGGCGTCTCGATCATCACCGACGCATGAGCGTCAGTTAGGAGAACACGTGGCAGTCACCTTCACCGATCCCTCCAACGCCGCCGGACCGACCTTCGCGGGTCGTCCCGCTGTGACTTCTGCGACAGGAGCCCCAAAGCTCAACCTGCCGTCGAACTCGCAGTGGTGGTACATCTGGCATCCGGCGCGCTGGCAGTGCATCGAGGGGGAGTGGCTGCCCGTGTTGGCTAAGATGCGAGCCACGCCCGGCGTGAACGGCGTCGATAAGGACGGCGACACCTCGGGCGCGGAGACGAAGCACCGCCGCGAACACTGGACGGTCATCCCCTGGGATGTCGTCGAAGGCGGGTACGTCACCGAGTACGACGGCGTCCGTGGTCCTGTGAGGCTCTCCCGCTGGGAGACGCCCCGCATGGTCGCGGGCTCTGTCGTGCTCACCTCGGACGAGGCCGGATACCACGAGTTCCTTCGCGGGCTCGTGGCGTCCGGTGTCGTTCGCGCCCCGGACCCGTACACGCTGGACGGCCTGCGGGAGCGCCAGCGCATCCGGGTGCAGGAAAACAGCAAGCGCGCGGGCTCCGACCCGGAGGCGCAGCGCCGCCTGGACCTCGACAAGACCCTCCTCACCAACATGGAAGGCGCTAAGGTGCCGACCTCGCAGGCCCGCAAGGGGCGCGCATGAGCGAGCGGAAAGATATACGTGACGCGAAGGATCGGTTCGCCGAGACTCTCGTCCGCAACGGTATGCGCCCCGAGGTCGCTGAGAAGAAGGCGAAGGAACAGGCGCAGAAGCACGACACTAAAAACAGCCGCTAGCACCGCTAGCATCGGAGCCCCCGATGGCCGTCAAGACCTCACAGAACATGCGCTCGGGCATCGCCGCCGTCGGCTACATCGTCAAGGTGGGCGCGTCTCAGGACCCGACCGCCGCGGCTACCGTGACCTCGGGCACGGGCGTCCCCGCGACCACTGAGCCCAACGGCTCGATCTTCCTTCGCACCGACGGCACGACGGCTGACCAGGCGATCTACGCGCGCATCTCGGGCGCTTGGGTCGCCATGAAGGGCGCGACCTAATGTCGAGCTCCGACACGGAATACGCGGCGCGGTTCTCCATCCCGGAGTTCCTCGAGCGTGGACGCGACAACAAGATCACCGCGCCGATCTATCGGTCCGGTGCTCTGGTCGCTCCCGTGTCGGGCACGGTGTCGGTCTACCGGCAGGACCAGTCCGTCGTGGTCAACGCGGGCGTGGTGTCCATCGTCGGCAGCGTGGCGACCTTCACCGTCACGGCGGGGTCCATCGGGTCCCTCGTCCTCGAGGACGGGTGGCTCCTGGAGTGGGCGCTCCTCATGCCTGACGGTGTGGTGCACACCTTCCGTCGCGATGGGGCGCTCGTCCGTCGCCGCCTGTACCCGGTCATCTCGGACATCGATCTCCTTCGCCGGCATCGTGACCTGTCGGCGCTGCGTGAGGCCGGCGTCACCTCGTACCAGGACTATCTGGACGAGGCGTTCTGCATGATCGAGAACCGGCTCATCGGTGGGGGCAAGCGTCCCTACCTGGTGATGTCGGCGAGCGCCTTCCGCGAGTGCCACGTGTGCCTGACGCTTCACCTCGTCTGGCAGGACTACGCCACCTCGGCTGGCGACACCTCGAGGTACCAGCAGCTCGCGGATAGCTACGGGCAGGCCTACGAGAACGCGTGGGCTAGCCTGTCGTTCATCTACGACGAGACCGACGAGAACGTCGTGAGCATCGACCGTCGCAACTCGGGGAGCCCGACGCTCTGGCTCGGAGGCCACGGGTATACCGGCTACATGGGCGGGCGAGGCGTGCGATGAAGACGCGCGCGCAGCTCCGGTCCTCGTTCGCCGCGCAGTGTGTGGCGGTGCCAAACTGGGTCGAGTCGCGCTTTGCGGCTGACGTCTTCGGGCGCGACCCTGACTCGCTCATGGGGACCGCGACGGTGCGCCTGTTTGCGGTCGGCCTAGGCGACACAAACAACCGGATGGGCGGGACCGGCAACGGCTACCGGGGCCGTCCGGGGCAGGGCCTGCTAGTCGAGACTGCTGTCATTGTGCGGTGGGCGGTGCGCTTGCGCCCGAAGGACCAGCAGACCTCACGCGACGAGGCCGAGGCCGCGGGGCAGGAGCTGGTCCAGTCGTGCGAAGCCTACACCGCTACGTGGCCGGGGGAGCTGAAGGTCCAGCTCCAGACGATCACGGCTGAAGTCGTCCCAAGCGGGGAGTGGTTCCTCGGGACCGCGACCTTCCTTGTACTCCACGCACTACCAATCAACTAGGGGGCTTCAATGCCGATTTCTTCCGTGGTAAAGAATTTCCGTGATGGGGTCATCACGATCAGCGATAACACTTCGCCGTCGCCTCTCGTGCTGACTGTGCAGTTCGAGGGCGGCGACTTCTCGTTGTCCGGGTTGAACCAGGGCAACACCGAGGCGACGACGTACCTCGACCGCGGCGTTCTGGGGTCGGTTCGTCTCACGAACCAGACGTTCCCGACGCTGAGCTTCACCGCGCACATGACCGACATCTCGGACGCGAC